AAATAATTATATGTTTGTTGAATTTGATTATAGTGCTTACCATCCACGTATAATTGGTAAAGCAATTGAATATGAATTTGAAGGTGAACCATATGATGAAGTACCTAAAGAAATAATGTTTCAAAATTTATATGGCAGTATTAGAGACGAATACGCATGGTTCCCGTTTTTTTCTAAATTAACTGAGTGGTTGGATGCTCAATGGCAAGAATTTTTAGATACTAATAGATTAAAACTACCATGTGGAACTAATATATATAAAATTAAAATAGAAAATCCAAATAGAAATAAAATATTAAGCTATTTAATCCAGGCTTACGAAACATATTATAATACATTAACATTAGAACGTGTATTAAAACTATTAGAAGGTAAAAAAACTAAAATAGTATTATATACATACGATTCAATTCTATTGGATGTAGCTAAAGAAGACATTAAAACATTATTACCAAAAATTAAACAAGAACTAGAAGCCGATGGTTTTCCAACTCGTATGAGTGTTGGTGAAAACTATGGTGCTTTAATCAAAAAATAACATATTTATGACATGGAATTTAACCATAGAAGAATTGGCAAATAAGTTATTCGCAACCTTCTCAAAGAAGGAAGACATAGAAAAAACAATTGAGGTTATTACATCTCGTTACTCTATCTTATTCAATAAAATTTTCATTTTAGAGTCTAAGGATAGTGATGAATTTATTTGCACATACAATATCGATCCAGGTAATTTAAGTACTACTACAATATTACCAAATACTATATTATTACATCGTAAGAAAGAATCAAACACATTATATACTATTAATGCTTTAAACACATTAATTAAAACGTTGAATAATGGTTATGCTGATCCAAACTATAAAATAGAATGGAATGATTATAAAAATACCATTCTATTAACTAATGGTCCCGATCTTCGTAAGTTAGAAACAACTATTTACAAGATAGTTAATCTCTAAGTTTGGCCTCCGGCTTTACTTATCTTATATTTAATTCTAAAATAATAAACAGTTATGGATTTATCACAAATCAAAAGTCGTTTACAGACTTTGCAAAACAAAGGTAAAAGCGGCGGCAGTAAAGATGACCGCGCTAAGAATTTCTGGGTCCCACCTGTTGGCAAATCAGTGATTCGTATTGTTCCATCTAAATTTAACAAGGCAAATCCATTCAGAGAAGTAATGTTCCATTATGGTATTGGAAACAAAACCATGTTGTCATTAACTAACTTTGGTGAGAAAGATCCTATTGTTGAATTTGCTCAACAACTTCGTAAAACTAATGACAAAGAAAATTGGTCATTAGCTAAGAAGATTGAACCTAAAATGAGGGTATTTGTACCTGTAGTTGTCCGTAGCGAAGAAGAAAAAGGTGTTCGCATGTGGCAATTTGGTAAGGAAATGTATCTTGAGTTATTAGGTATTGCTGAGGATGAGGATATCGGAGATTATACTGATATTGTAGAAGGTAGAGATCTAACAGTTGATACAGTTGGACCTGAAGTTACAGGTACTAAGTTCAACAAATCATCTATTCGTATTAAACCAAAAACTAGTCCATTATCTGATGATAATGAAATTATTAAAAAATGGATTAGTGAACAGCCTGATGTTTTATCACTCTATAAAAAGTATGAGTTTGATGAAATGAAGACTATGTTAATGGAATGGTTAGAACCAAGTGAAGATACTACTGAAGAAACAACTGAAGAAGTTGCTGAAACACCAGTACAAGAAGCACCTAAAGCTAACTACACCCTTAACACTAAGAAAAAAGGGTTTGATGAAGATGAATTTGATGAACTATTTAACAAGTAATTAATATGGCAAAGTCCGCTAAAAGTGTAAATGCAAGTGTATCACAAGCAATTAAAGGTACATTTGATCTTGACAAGTTCAAGAAAACTAAAAAACTAGACTCATCGTCTAACTTTAAATCACAAAAGTGGATTCCATTCTCATCAGCTGTACAAGACGCTCTCTCAATACCAGGCGTGCCTATGGGACATATTACTATAGCTAGAGGCGGCTCGGATACAGGTAAAACAACATTAATGATAGAAACAGCGGTAAATGCTCAGAAAATGGGTATTTTACCGGTGTTTATCATTACTGAAATGAAATGGGATTTTGCTCATGCTGCTAAAATGGGTTTCCAATGTGAAGCTATACCTGATGAAGAAACAGGTGAAGTAATGAATTATAAAGGTTTTTTCCTATATGTCGATAGATCGTCTCTTAATTCGATTGAAGATGTAGCAGCGTTTATGGCTGATATCTTAGATGAACAAAAGAAAGGTAACTTACCTTATGACTTATTGTTTTTATGGGATTCAGTAGGTTCTATACCATGTGATATGAGTATTGAACAAGGTAAAAATAATCCAATGTGGAACGCAGGAGCAATGGCTACACAATTTGGTAATTTTATTAATCAGAAAATACCTTTATCACGTAAAGAATCATATCAATTCACTAACACATTCTTTGTAATTAATAAGACAGGTGTTCAACCAGCATTAACTCCTATGAGTCAGCCTCGTATGACTAATAAAGGTGGTAATACAATGCATTGGGACGCTTCAATTGTAATTACATTTGGTAATGTTACAAATAGTGGTACAAGTAAAATTCATGCTCAACATAAGGGCAAGAAAGTAGAATTTGCTAAACGTACTAAAATCGCTATCGATAAAATTCATGCTGATTGTGGAATCGCTACCACATCAACAGTAATTGTTACACCTCATGGATTCATTCCAGACGATAAAGATGATGAGAAAGCTTATAAAGCAGCTCACGCTCATGAATGGTTTGGAGAAAAAGTAAATATTGATGAGATAAAAGTTACTGAAGATAATAGTGAGTGGGAAGAAAGTAGTAAAATATCACCTATGATTGAAATCGATAATGACGATGAACAAGACGTTTAAACATATTTTAGATAATATAAAGAATACTAAAGAAGATCCATTACATTTAAATAGTAGAGTTCTTCTTGTAGATTCAATGAATACTTTTTTAAGAAGTTTTGCCATGATCAATCATATGAATCCAAGTGGAGCCCACATTGGTGGGCTTACTGGATTCTTAAAATCGATTGGGTTTGCAATTCGTCATATTAAACCAACTAGAGTTATATTAATATTTGATGGAGCTGGTAGTACAACTAATAAGAAAAACCTATATCCAGAATATAAAGCTCATAGAAAATTACAACGTATTACTAATTGGGATGGGTTTGATGGTAAAGAAGATGAGTCCGCTTCAATTGAAAACCAAATGTTGCGCTTAATAGAGTATTTAAGGTGTTTACCTGTTGATTTATTATCTATTGATAAAGTAGAAGCTGATGATGTTATAGGTCATATAGTTGGAAAATCAAAAGATGATGTATATATAATGTCTGCTGACCAAGATTTCTTACAATTAGTAAGTGATAGAGTAACAGTATATTCTCCTATTAAAAAGAAATTCTATACACCTAAATTAGTAAAAGAAGAATATGGTTTATATCCTCAAAACTTTATCAATAAAAAAATATTAATGGGTGATGATTCAGATAATGTACCTGGTGTAAAAGGATTAGGACCTAAAA